TTCTGTTGTGGGTCGCCACGCTGAGTTAAGAAATCTTGGTATTGCTGTGTAAGTTTTGATTGCTCCAACGCTTGCTGCTGTGCCCCTGCCGCACTCTGAGCTTGCATTGCGCCTAGCTGTTGATTGAACTGATTTTGTCCTAACTGACCAAGTTGGCCCGCAGCTTGTAGGCTTTGTCCATAACCACGCAGTCCTAAGTCGGCACCAAATTGCTGAGCTTGTCGTGCTTGCTCAAATGCGGTTTGCATACCTTTACCGTAAATGTCGGCTTGCTGTTGACCTAGATTGCGTTGACGCTCTGCTTCCATAATGCCAAAACGTGAACCACCAAATGCACCTGCACCTACAGCTTGAGCAGCATTCTTTTGTCCCATGATGTCAGAGTTACGCTCGGCTTCTCTCATCTGCGGAGCTAAAGCATTTTGCATATACGGTGACATGTACGCAGCGGTAGCATACGGATTAGTAGCTTGTTGTGCGTATTGGCTGCCTGCACCTAACGAACCTAACCCCGCACCTAATGCTAGTTGTGAGCCTTGTCCTATTTGCTGTGCTGGACCTAAGTTAGCAGCACCTTCAAATGCTTGGTTTTGTAGCCCTGAAAAATCTGCAATTCGTTGACCGCCGTATGCTTGGTATGGAGACTCACTATAAGCTTGAGCTTTACCCAACATCTTCTCAACGTATGGACGAGCATACTCAGGAATAGTTGTCTGAGTAACAGTCGAACTAGTGTTGGATGGTGGAGGTGGTGGAGAATCACCGCCGGGATAGAGTCTTATACCGTCGGCGCTATAGCCGCTGAATTTAGTGCGAATAATCATAGTTTTGCTCCTACAACCCTGTATTTTTCTTTAAACCCATAACGCTTCCACATACGCGCAATAGATTCTTGGGCCGAGCCTTCAATGGCAGTGGCACCAAACGCTTTAAGCAGGCTAGACAACTGATGGAACGTATCCTGATTAGTTATCAACCTGCCGCCTATTGTGACAACGAAAGCAACCCGATCATTTGGGCGGTTGTAAAACTGAACTGTAGACGCACCATGAATTTCACCAGCGTCGTCTATCGCAACAAGTAACATCCAACTACCGTTCGTCACATACACTTTTACATGCTCAAGAGTGTAGTCATCTTGGTATGCTAAGGCCGTATCAATGAATTTCTCCACCTGCGACCATAGTTGGTTTACGTAACTAATGTCTACGTGTTGTATTTTCATGCGGGTAAATGTTTATCCGCCTTACTGTTAACCGCTACCTTACCTTTACCAACAGACTTCTTACGCTGTTTTTGTACACGATCCATCATTGCATAGAGTTTTCTTGCTCCTGCTTCCGTACTTCCATTGCCCAATTCAGATACGATTCGAGCGGGGACAACAAACTCTCCATCAGCCAAGCGAGCAGGCTGGCGACCACCAATAGAAGCAGGGATAGAATCAGATACGCCATCGCCGGGTCCTCTCAATAAACGACCACCATCGGAATAACCACCTAAGTTATAGCCGCCATCAGCCATACCACCAGAAGCCATATTTTCTTGACCTGCTGGCATGTAAGGAGCCATGATGCCGCCGGTTACTTTGGATTCAACAGTTGGCGCTTGCCCTTGCGTTCGTTTTTCATTTATCTGTCGGAAAAGACGACCGAGTAAACTATTACCGTAATTACCATTAAACGGCCCTATTTGTTTAGGGGGAGTTGTTGTAGTCTCAGTAAATTCTTGCGTCTTTGGGTTGTATGCATATGCTTTTGTAGGGGCATCGCTTGAACCACCACTAGGCTGCGCAACACCTGAAATAGTACCGCCTAAACCATACCTAGCAATACCACCATTAGCCATACGTGGCTCACCAGTAAACTCATCTACAGCTACATCACCCGATGGATTTATAACATCCCTAGCATCTGGGCGTTGCATCAATGGAGTTGAGTATAGAGGCGTTTCAATATGCGCCATAGGGTAATCTGTGTTCATACCCACTGCTTTAATAGCTGCTTCGCTCTCAACTTTTCCGCCCGGAGCCAAACCTACAATGCCGCCTCTAGCCGCTGCATATGGTTCTTGTGCAGTAAATACAGGATTGAAATGCTGCCTCTCAGACGTATCGCCTAAACCTGCAACAGTATCGTAAGTAGGTGCAGTGCGATCATAAATAGGACGTGACCCAGCAGCATCCGCATAAGTACCGGTTTGATTAGCGTCAAAAGTGTAAGGGCGAATCATGCCTTTATCTACTGGCTTTTCTGGTCCCGCTGGTTTTGGACTTAGAGCATCGCTAACCATAGGGGCAGCAGCTAAACCTAAATTCATTTTGTTAGCGCCGAGGAAGTTACTAGTTGCATCCCAACCACCCGCATATAAATTCTTAGCACCTGCAGCTGCTTTGTCAAAATTACCAGCTGCAGTTTGCATAAACGTTGGGGCTTGAACGTTTGCTGCATTTTGAGATATTGAAGAAATTGTACTTGTACTTGGGTTAATCATGGCGTTATTAAGCGCATTTGGGAATCCACCCGTACCCCCTATTATTTGTTTAGTAGTAGCGTCAACGGCAGCTGTACCAGCATTAGTAGCAGCATTAACACCAGCATTAGCACCAGCATTAACAGCGGCATTAGTACCAGCATTTACACCAGCATTAGTAGCAGCATTAACACCAGCATTAGCACCAGCGGCACCAGCGGCAGTGCCCGCACCCATCAAGCTACCAGTCAGACCAGCGCCACCATATGCGCCTAGACCCGCCATCAAACCTTTTTGCAAGCTACCTGTAGCAACGGTATAACCACCACCTACCATAAGCGCAGCTATCGGAGCACCAATACCTGTCATAGCAAGACCTGCGCCTAAGACAGTAGGTAGCAAAGACTTTAAGCTAAACGCTTCTGGCAGACCCGTTTCAGGGTTAATAGTTATCTTTTTGCCATGTGCTTCAGCTATAGCATGCAGACCTTTAACTTCGTTAGGGGACATGTGCACTAGCATTGTGTCGCCGTGGCGACCTTTGGCTTCTAGCTGTTTGGCGATTGCGGGTAGGCTCATAGGGCACCTCGAAAGAATTTTGTCAATGGTAACATTTTATAGTCTGGATACATAGGTCATTGTGGCTACTAACGACGATGTAGACGGCTTAACTGCGGCAGGGGGAGTAGTTACAGCAGGGTATGCTTGGATTGATATTGCTGTACTAGTAGCAGACCACCACAACTCAATATAGTCACCAGCCTGAAGCTGGAATAAGAAGTTCCACCCAGCAATAAGATGCCCGTCAATACCACCGTGTTTGGCAATAACTGCAATAAAACCTGTAGAACCAACAACATCTGTGCCGTTTTTACGAACCCAAATGCTTGCGTCATGCTCTTGAGTATCCGTATTTTGAAACTGCCCAGACCATTGGAAGTTATAAATGCCCGCATGTTCAACAGTAAAACGTGATGCTTTACCGCCACTTGTCACAATACTAACGTCATTAGCAAAGTCAGTTGTGTTAAAAGTCATTACCGTGCCAGTATTTGCAGCGGCAACAGTTTGGTCTGTAGTATCTGCAAACGAGCCATACGGCGCACTTAAATATCTAGCGGCTGATCTATCTAGTATTGCCGCTGTCATACTATCAATTTGAGTGAAGTATAGACGTAGCTGATTATTAAACTGATCTTGGAATTGCCGATCATACTCAACGGGAGCAGAAGCCAACGCAGGTTGACGAGTACCCTCAAGTTTTTCTCTGCCTACATTAGTTATACTCATTACCTACGCCCATCTTTACGTATATCAATTGACGGTGTGCCAAGCTGCCATTGCGAACCTAGCGTATTAGAAGCAACTTTGAACGATATAACTCTACCTCGCACTCGTGTGTACACAATTTCAGTAAATTCTTGTACTGTATATGTGTGTCTAACTGCGTACGATTCGTTTGCCGCAACTGTTGGTGATTGGTATGGGCCATAACCAGCACCGGGGTTCTGCTTAGGTAGTAACGTAAAATCAGCAGATGGAGTAAATGGTGAAGGCGTTGTAGAACCATCAAATGTAATATCAGGAATCATGCGCCACACAAACGAATACCTATCACCATCATCTATATCAAAATCTGAAGATTGGATATAAGAGTAAATAGGTTTTGGCGTTTCACCAGCAGCAACATCTCCATCATCTACACCAGATTCATGGAATACAACTATGTTATTGTAAGTAGCTGCCATAGGGGTTAGTCGTAGTGGGCTATCTAACCAAGCCGTACGTGATAACGTACCGTAGTACCACACACGATCAAGATGGTTAAAGATAACGTACTTGTCTACTACCGTTGAACCTGCTGAGCAATAGAACCACCATACCTCGTTGTACCCTTCATTAGTGCCAGCAAATATTTGGCCTGCCTGATCTCTGTTTAAATCAGAAAATATAAACTGACGAACGGAACACGGTAATGTTTCAACACGTCCTGTGTAAGCATAGAACTTATCAACACCCATCCAGTACGTAATACCAGCCGCCGTAGCAACAGCATTTTGCGACATAACAGAAATGTTATCTGCAAGCAAGTTAAAGCCCCAAATGAATGGTGGTCCTAAATATTGCATTGAATACACAGCGGAGTCTGTCCACACAAGAATTTCTTGACGGGTTTGCAGTGCCGTTATGATTTGTGAACCGTGTGATAAACGATAGCTACCTGCTTGGTTTGTTGTCGAAGGCAGCCATTTTGTGTATGACTCTTGTTCTGACCAACGTATTAATAATGGGTCAAACGTACTTGCTGGGGTGTCGAATGAATACGATGTACAACCAAAGCAAATTACAATACGTGTTGCATCAGATACGGTGAAGAAACTAACTTGCGCTGGTACTTCAGTAGCACCAGCTATACCGCTCACTAAATTTCCACGTGTGTATGTTGGTGCAGAACCACCACCTACAGTATAGTAATACAATGGGCCGTTTCTATAGCCGAACAAAAGTTGTTCACCAAAATTAATCTGGTTCCACAGACGTAGCTGTAAAGGTATACCCGAAGAAAAACCTGTACCCCAACCATGCGCCCAAGAGTCAGTAACAGCACCGTCATTCCACGGACCAGCACCCCAACCAGTACCCACAGTTTGAGTTTCTGCACCGACATTAATTTGATATGTAGATACAACAGCGCCACCGCCGTTACCAAAAGTAGCGCTAGAAGCACCAAACGCAATAGGCGCACCGTTGTTAGCAAACGTGTTACCAGCAACATAACCACGAGCACGGATATAGTATGGTAGATACCCACCGCTTAAAGCACCAAAGCCTATAATTTGGTACTCTTGATTAATCATTTCTTCGGGTATAGAAGTTTGGTTGTTAAACACTATCCTAAGATTACTGCCTGAGGAAAGAAAGTCTATTGGTATACCACCTTTAGTATCCGCAAGTTGAAACACTGTACCCGAAGTAGTAACAGCGTTTACTACATAGTATGTTGTTAGTAATGCTAAACCGCTAACAGCAGAACTCCAAGAAAAGATTACACATGTGTCGTTGTTTCTAGGCTGGTATTGGGGCGCAGTAATACTAAAAGTGTTGTTAACAGTACTAACAGTTGGCTGTATCCCCGGATCTATATATTGTGAACCAGAATACGTAACAAAGTCCCCTATTGCAATATCAGTAACAGCAGTATCAACTACTTTAATAGTTGAGGAAGCAACCCTTGCTCCTGCCGCATGCGCTGCTGCAGTTGTACCGTTGTATCCACGTATGCAACCTAGTAGGTTAGTGCCAACACGTTGTGTATACAAAATTTGTTCATAATCAATCAATACAATATCGCCTTCAACGGGCATAGCACCTGTAGCAGTAAACAATTGAATCGTGGTTTGAAAATCATTTATGGCTGCGTTTAAAGACCCCTTACCTAAAGTAAATGTGGTTGTGTTAGTCGTGGTTAGACGAAGGGGCGTTATATCGTTATAAACACCACCTTGTTCTACGTAGAACTTAACGTTAGTGCCAACACCTAGCAGGTTGTACTGTCCAAGCGTTACCCAGTTCCATAGTGAACGGCATACACCTAAAAAAGTATTAAAGCTGTTAGCAGTCCAACCACCTATTTTTTCTGGGTAGCCAGAACGAAAACGAATCTTGTCACCGTCAAACCAACCACCCTCATTGGCAAGTGACGTACCTTCTCGGTTTATACCGGGTTTGAATCGTATTTTTTGTAACGGCATTATCTAATCACTTTCATATCTGAAATGATATATGCGTCTTTAACATTTATAAAAGGCACTGCTTGTTTAGTCACTGCATCAAACTTAGCAACAAAACAGTTATTCATATAAATAGTACGCTCTTCAGAATACGTGTTTGACCCACCAAAAATTATAGAGCCGTCAAGTATGTCTAACCCACGCAAAAAAGTCTTTGCGCTGTCAACAACTTTATATAGTCTGACTTCGTTTGTACTTAAATCAACCTCTATAACTTCACCTGTACCAGTAGACAGGGAGTACAACTTACCATCCAATATTTGTACGCCATGAGCGCAGCGTCCAGCATCAACTACGATTCGTGCTTCAAAAGTGTTAACGTCAAAATAACCTATTTGAGAATCACGTCTACCAAGATGATGTAGGCAGAAATACAGTTTATCTTCGTGTATGCATAATGAATTTACATGCACGCCATCATGTGAACCAGCGTCATTAGGTGTAGGTGCATTTTGCATTAACTCTAATGTATGAGCACTAAAAAATTTATGTTCTCTAGTTTTAAGATCGTATATGCCTATGGTGTCGTTTGCTGTGTTGGCTATGTATATCTTACTTTTGTGTACAACCATCTCGTGCGTATTAATAAACAACGGCGCATCTACTAAATCACAAAACTCAAAAGTATTTTTATCAAACCTACCTAGCTTGTCATGCGATACAACATACAAAAATTGTTCATCGCTAGCTATACCGAATGGGCGAAACGTAGGCCTACCTTGTCCAGCCATTTCTACTGAATCTAACTCTGGCAATCTTGGGCATGTGTACAGTAGGTCTTTACTTTTAGACCCGTACACTAAAAAAGTATGGCATGTCTTATACCCGTCATCATCAGGAGTAATTACTATCTGCCCCATTCTTCCTCCGGCTTTAGCACCCAGTTATTTTCTTCTATGCTCCAAGTGTATTTATATGGTTCGGCAGGTCTCGGTATAGGAAACGTCCATCTCCACTCTGGAGGGCCAGTCAGAATAGCGGTAGGTAAGTCTGTTGGTTTAGGCGCATAAAATACGTCATTAACTCTGTCATAAAAACAACCAATAGAAGCGTAGTTAGCACGTAGCGCAATACCACCATCAGGCTTACCATCAGGTCCGTAATGAACGCCGCCTCTAGTGTTGTAACTTGTTTGTATCCATGATGCGGGGTCACCCACTGCGCCTGAATCTATAAAATCTTGTTCAGCGACAATGACCGCCACCACAATGTCATTTTCATCAACTTGAGCAAAATGCGACATTTAATTCTCACAAGGCAATAAGTTAATATTAAGAACGATACGTGTTGCAGATTTTACAGAGTGTGATTTTGCATGGAATACTTTGCCTTTCCACCACACTAGTTTTCCTTTTTCTGGTGTAACTCTATTATTAATCTCGCCGTTATCGTCAAAAAAGATAGTGTCACCATCAGAATCATTCACATAATAGACTGCGGTTACTTGGTCTTCAAACCCGTTGTCAATGTGCGGCGTGAGGTACTTACCCCCAAATCTAACATCCGCTAAATTAAGATTTACTTTACATCTGTATAAACGGTAATCCCCATCAAGACTATCTATTAACTTGTTAATAATCGGCAGTACTCTTATATAGTAATCTGAGTTTATCCCTGTCATACTAAAAATCGCATGAGAAAATTGTACAGATTCAACCGTGTTCTCATCGTTAAACGCATCACCTGTTAAACGTGGGTCTTCACCTACAAAATTTTTGTAGCCGGGAGGCACACAAGACTCTTTACTGTAGTAGTAAGGAAAATTGTTACCCGTAAACAATGCTTCTAATTCATCTTGGATACTTGGTTTAACAAAGTTATTAATTATTTGCATAGTTAGAATGAGAAAGTACCTGATGTATAGTACGTGTGATAAACAGTACCAGTGCCAACCCCAGTTACAGTGCCACCTGTAGCAATCTGAAATAGGCTGTTGTAAGAAATAATTACGATACCAGAACCACCTGCACCTGCACCTGAGTTTTGCTGACCACCTGCACCGCCGCCGCCGGTGTTAATTCCACCGGAACCCATAGATGAGCCACCACCACCAATACCGCCGGGTCCACCACCACCAGAACGGAAGCTATTTTGTGTTCCACCACCACCTGCGTAGTAGTTACCGTTTATCCATTGCGCACCTGCACCGCCACCCCCACGATTAATACCGACTGCACTAGCTCCGCCACCGCCACCGCCGTTTAAACCACCTGCAAAACCTTGCCCCGCTGTGCCAGATCCAGCGGAAGCACTACCGCCTTGTGCAGCGCCACCACCCGAACCACCCGTGCCACCGCTACCACGTGCACCTTCATTACCGTCTGATCTACCTGCACGCCCACCACCAATCGCAGTTGCAATTCCGGAAATAGAAGAGTTAATTCCCGGTGCAGGTTCAGGTGGTCCGTAAGGAAAATTATCTGAAAAGGCATTACCACCCGCAGCACCGCCGCCACCAACAACAACACTAGTAGTGCCCGACGGAATTAGTGCTGCTTGTGATATATAACCACCTGCACCGCCGCCACCACTAACGTTACGATTATCACTGCGATTACCTATACCACCACCGCCACCGCCAGCAACAACAAGGATCGTAGTGTTTAAAGAAGTTCCGCTAAAAACCGAACCACTCAACGATCTAGCATACATGTTATTAAGGCTAATAGCGCCTGAGGGTATCCCCGCTAACTGCCTAGACAAAGCGCCGTTTAAGCTGTTCTCGCTAACAGGGGGTAAGCCAACCTCACCGCTTACGTCTTTAATAGAAATTGGACCTGATGATTGCGTAGTCATTATGGAGTACCAAATGCCGTTACGTTGCCGATCATTACTGCATTACCGCCTAAATCTATAGACATCTTATCTACTGTTTTGTACTTAAAGTACATTTTAGATGTGTTTTCTGTGTGCACTCCAGACTGTGTACCAGACGTAACTACAAGCGTTTGCCATGTTGCCGTACAAGTGCCTGACCCAGAGAAAGCAACCACCGCGCCACCTGAAGTTAGGGACACTTGGAATGAAGTAGACGTTCTGTTGATCACGTAATAGATTGTCCCTGCAGTTATAGCAGCTGGGCATCCAGAACCGAACACAACCACTTGCCCGTTAGTAGGAGCGGCAGCTACTAAAAAAACACTAGCTGTTGCAGTAACAAACGTAGCGGTTTGCGATTGCCCTAAAGTAGTAGCCAGATTATATGTAGACGACGTACGGTTAAACACATAGTAAGGAGTACCTGCTGTTACTCCAGTTGGTAACGCACCTGTAGTTGTAAACGCCACTGCAGTTCCGTTTGCTGGTGCTGTAGCTGATGGTAATGTGACTACTGTAGCTGCAGGGGTTGATACTGTCATCGTCGCTGTGTTTGCTGTGTTTGTTTCAGACAACGACCAATTAGTTAACGCTACAGGAATTGTTACAAGGGCGTTCGAGATTGCAGTACTTACAAAAGCTGTCGAAGCTATCTGAGTATCATTTGCACCAGCTGGAGCAGTGGGCACTAAAGAAGCAGTATTAACAGTAATTACGCCTGAACCTAAAACACCTATGTTTATTAACGGGCTAAGTGTCGACGATGATGATATGTTAAATGTAGTAGCGTTAATTCTAGATACATAATATATAGCCCCTGCTGTTATGCCTATAGGCAGTGTTCCACCAGAAGCAACCGAAAAACTAACTACTGCGTTTGATACAGGTGCGTCTGCAACAGTAACGATAGTAGGTGTACCAATACTAAACGTTGCGGTTTGTGCGCCACCCAAGAAAGAAGAATTATCAACAACTAAGTTACCGTTAAATGTTGGTGAACCTGTAGTGCTTAAAATACCATCGACGGTTAAGTTACCAACTATACGGTTTAACTGTTCATATACGTTTAACCCATCACAACGAATTAAGCATGAACTATTAGCTGGTATTGCTAGGGCTAAACCTCCAGCTGAAGTGGTAGAACCAAGTGGGTTAGAAGTACGTACCGTAACAACTTGACTGGTGTTGTTAACCATAACGTATAACTTAGTTACCGCCGGTATAAACAGAGTAATTGGTGATGTTAAAGCTGTAGTAAGTACTACAGTAGAACACCGTGCTTCATCCAATACGCCGTTTAAAGCAGTTAATGCTTGACTAGTAGATGTTAAGTTAACATTGGCTACACCAGCTATTGAATCCTCAATAATTGTACCGAGGTTTGTGTTTGTAACAGTGCCCCACGTACCGGAGTTTTCTCCGTTCGCCATTAGCTGAATACGTAGGTCGGGGGAATATGATGATGGCATAATTAACCTTTAGATAGATACATTGCACGTTCTTCATTGCGGCGGCGTGTCAAACCTTTGTTTACAGTACCGGCAGCTTTGTTGTACAACAGGAAGGCATCGGACGCTCCTTCAAAATCGCCTCGGTTATGGCGCATCCTAATACTGGAGCGCTGCAAGGCACCGAGACCGCAGTTGAAGGAAAAACTGACCATAGCGTCAAACCGCCCCTGAGTAAGATGAACAGGGCAAAACTTAGGTACGCCAGATTCAAAACGTCTGAGATCAGTTCTGAGTATCTCATCGACTTCCTCCATTGTCAAAGTCCTATTCCACTCCGGCGGGCATGTCAACAGCCCAGCAGCTTTGGCAGCTTTGCGTTCTTCTAGCTTCATTTTCATATGCTCTGGTGGAGCAATTAAATGTCCGACACCGGTTGTCCAAAGCAGAATATGGTCGAGGTACGGTTTAACCCGCACCCCTTCGTTTTGCTTAATTGATAACAAGCAACGATCTGAAATAATCATTTTTTGCTAAACGCCTGTGTACCAAACCAAAACGCGATAATTGATACCAGAATCTGCATCTCATCTTGGTCAAAGATCAGCTTCATCGCTTGGTAAAAATCTAAGCCAGACGACCATGCCCAGATAATGCCGGATATATCTACAATCATTAATAGAAGAACAAACATGTAGGTCACTACTGGGCGCACTGATGAGCGTAAGTTAATCACCCATTGCGATGCGCCTTTACCTATTTCTATGTCATGCTGGTATAGCGCTTGGCGTTCTTGCACGTCAGCTTGAATCTGAATCTGTTCAGTATGGATAGCTTCTATCTTCTCTTGTGAAGCAAAGCCCGCCATCTGCATCTTCATCTGTTGCTCCATCTGCATTTGAGCTAAAAGAATTTCATGCTTCTTGTCTGCACGATCTTGAAAGAATGCAAGCAGCTTAGGCAAGCCACCCATTAAGAACGACAACGTTGTTGAGATTAGTGTCAGCATTTAATTTGCTCCTTGATCAAACATCCATTTAATAAACCATGCAAACGCAACGACGATTGTTGTTATGACTATTCCACCTAAGCAGTTATAGATAACGTTAAGCACTTTTGCTCTAGCTCTTTTCTTGCGCATCTTCTCAGCCACTAAAGCAAGTCGTGCTTCTGTTGCTGCTTTTCTAGCTTCTTCCGCTTTCGCTGCACGTTCTTGGCGCAGTTTATTCATGCGTTCCCAGAACTCTTCCCACATGCCCGCTTCATCAAAGTGGTAGATCATG